CTTGTACGTAGTGGTTTGCCCCCCCGGAATTGGAATGGGCTTGCACGCGAACTTCATCCGCGGCTCTGATGAGTTTATCGCAAAGTACGCTATGGAAGCCCGCGAACTGATGCACCTTGACGCTTACGCAAGGGAGCTAGGTTTTGCGGGCTACCGGCAAGCAAAGCGAGGCGTTCGGGATAACAGCATGCATCCCGTCTGCCACGGCCTCCGCGAGGTGGCCGAGCGCCGTCTGACGACCGGCGTGGGTCTCCGGCTATTCGACGTTAGCGTCGAGCTTTTTGCCGGCAAGAGGCTCGCGACCGCCGCACACGGCACATACCCGCAGGTCGTTACTGCGGACGCGGCACGTCTAGCGGACGCCGCCTACCCAACGCCCAACCGGTGCTTATGCAACTTCCCAGTAGTCTGTGTGAAGTGCAAGCCCCGGCCAGGGTCGTCGGTTTTGGTGGTGGACGTCTACGCGCTGAAGGGCGACGAAGTCGAGGCCTATCTTCGGGAGCACCAGGTGTCACTACTGTCGTTACAGTGGGTGCACCCCAGCGACCAAGTGGGCTACCTGGGCGGCAGTGAGATGTACTGTACCAGGTTGACTGACACGGTGTACGGCTACGCTGTCCCCGCCGGGGCCAGCGATGTGCCGCTGGCCGCGTCTACTATCGCCGCCTATGCACACACGCTCACCGCGTGTGTTGATGGTTATCTGGCCGCCGCGCCGTACTCGATGTTGTCTGACGAGTACGTGCATGCGCGCTGGCTGGAGACCTTTGGAGCCGGCGTCAACATTACCGACGTCTACGAACTCACCGACCCGTTGTTCCCGGATCGAGCTGTCTACACGCTCGTCCGCATCGAGCCGGTCGCCCACATCTGCGTCGCTCCGGCGATGTCGGCGATAGACCGCGAGGCCCTGAAGGTCGCGGCCTATACCCCCGAGCAACAGCGGGGGACGTTACTGCGCACTCTCGTCAACGCAGAGTTGGTGACTCTGGAGAATGCGCATGAAGTCGTCGAGGGCCTGGTCAGGGACCTCGCGACGCGCGCACGCGTCGCGCGCAGCCGCCATACGCCGTTGGACTCTGTCTCGGTGGCAATGTCGGCCAAACTGCAGAAGGACGCCAGCCTCACCAGCCGGTTGCCGCTTCTGACTTACGCCTGGCTACGATTCGTGTCGTTGCCGCTGCGCCTCCGCCTCATGGCCTGCCTTGTCCTCTTCGTCGTCAGCAACGTGTTGCTGTGCGTCAATTGGACGAGCACGCTGGCACCGGCGCTGTCGGCCGCCACCGTAGCAGCCTGGCGCTGGCCGGGGGGGTTTGCCCTCCTCGGCCTGTTCATCGTGCTCGCGTTCGCATGCGCGCGCATCGTGACCATATGACGGGGCCCGCGGGCCTACATCCGTGCCATTAACTCGAGTATACCTGAGGGCACGGTGTACGCCCGCGAGGGCGTCGTCGTCTGGCGGGCCAATGAAGCCTACCAGCAGATACCCCGTGTGGCCGGTTACCACATTGGGCCACAGCTAAACGCTGACCCGGTTATTTGGGAGCCGAAACATCCCAATAGCGTTGAACAGGCTTTGTCCCGCAATTTATGTCAGCCCGCAGAACATTCTGCGGATCTTTCCGGGATTATCGCGTCGTTCAACGCTGCCCTTGTCACCGACGGCGCCGACGCCTTGGGCGTCCGACCGTGCAAGGCGGTAGGCCAGGAGGAGGCCTACTTCGTTGAGGCGCAGCGCGCCAATCGAAGCAAATATA